ATTAGTTCTACGATACTGATTTCTGGTCTTAACATAGAAGTTCTGATATGCAACCAATGAGTAAGTGAAGACCACCAATCTGGGCGATTGTGCATGATTAATACAAATCCTACTATTAGGAATAATATGATTGTGAGTATGAACATCATCTCTGTTTTAGTCTAAGTTCTTTGGCCATCCAAGCTTTTGCAATATAATTATCGACTTTTTTTCTTAACAGTCCTTTTACTTTCATAAAGACATGGTCGAATAATTTACCATCTGTGTCTGGCATATCATTGTCTACAATGATAAAGTTTTTAGGCCCAAAGAATGATTGAAATTTACCTATGTTTGATTGTACTTGTTTCCATGAATCAATTGCAACTTTTTCTGGTACTGTTCTATCTCTTTCTTGATTTCTTTGTAGTGCAACTTCTAATGTTGTATTTACAAATATCATGTGTGTATCATAACCAAGTTGTTGTAGTCCTGCTGATTGTGATGATATCTTATTAAAGTCTTTACCAGTGCCGTCAATAACTAAACCTAAACGACCTTCTAGATAATTATCTTTTCTTTTTTTAGTTACTGCTTTTGCTTTAGCTCTTAATGCATCTCTAGCCTTTCCTTGTGTTGCAGTCATTTTAAAATCAAGTTTTGCTTGTTTTAAATATTTTTCAAAGACATCATCAGAGTTGACTATCTTTAGACCAGTTCCACCTGTAGACTTTTTCACTACATATGACTTACCACTACCTGGTCCCCCAGCTAGAAAGAATGCCTTAAATATGTTTGGGTCATACAGTCCCTCTTGTAAATCTGTGTAGCTCTTCATCTGCTTCCTTTTTTCTATAGTTTTCTTTTATCTTATTTATGTCAAGTTTTTCAGGTATCACCCTTGTTCTTGTTTGGCTCAAAAATTTCATGTTCTTAATTTTGTTCTTAGCTTTATTTGTCATTCTTAAACTCCAAATTGTTAATTAATTATACATGATATAGTTTACTATAGTTTACCTCCTACTGGTTGTTGTGCTTCTGAACCACCATCTGGTAGTTCTTGATTAAATGAATCTTTAACTGTACTTAAATACATTGTATGTCTTTTTGAAATTCTATCAAAAGTGTGTCTTGCTTTAGTGATGAGAAATTTACCAGAGTGATATACATCAAAGTCATCACCTGTATGATTTTGTCCAGCAATAGGTAGTTTAAAGTCTATGATTGACCCTGCTTTGATTGTTATGTTACCATTTATTTCCATATTAATTTTGACACCATTATCTAACTCTGTAGTTTTAGCACTTCTAGATGCAATGGTTTTTATAATATCATTTGGTGTATAGTTTGTCTGTTTTTCTACTCTGTTTACTGCAACGGGTATATCAACATAGTGTTGAGTATCTAAATCATTGGTATCTTTTGATGTGCTGTGCATATATATTTTTGCATCTTTAAAATCACTTAAATTGTTTGCAAAATCTACTGGTGCTTTATTGTATATAGGAAAATCACTTTCTCCACCAGATACCCTAGCATAATCATTAAACTGTTCAAAGTAATCATACTGTTGAACATCAAAGTTTTTTTGATATATGTTATGTTGTATTGTTGTTGAAGCAAACATACCAGACTTTATGTTTCTTTTTGTGTCATTGTTAGATGCCATTTCATAGTCTAATACTCTTTTTAAATCTTCCTCTATATTAGTTACACCACCTTTTTGAAAATCAATATTACCTTTATCTGATGCTATAAACTCACCAGAGCTACCTTGTGCATATAAACTATCAAGTGTTCTAAAATGTATACCATCTATATTTTCAAAAAATACAAAATGAGGTGAACCATTAGTTCCAATAGCATCAGTTGTTAAATCTCTAATTAATGTATATGGATTTTTATTTGGTGATACTATTTTTTTAATACCTAAAGTATCTTCTATAAACAATTCTTTTTTTGTGTTTACTGATTTATCATCCTTTAATATTTTACCAACAATATCACTTATGTTACCCTCATATGCTTTAGAAATTCTTGTGCGTGAGTTTCTTAATAATTCTGGTGAACAAAAATGTAATTGAAATATTTCGTTACCTCTAGATGCTTTTCTATAATCTATTTTATAAACTGCCATAACATGTTTAGTAAAATCTATTTTAATATTTTCTATTGTTGGTGTTTTAATTTTAAATGATAAAAATTCTTGACCTGTAATTGGTGCATTCATAATCAGATTATTTGTATCTGATACTAATAGTGTACCAGTTAGACCATTAGAAAATATATTTTCATATATGTCTAGTGATAAGTAGTTTATATCTAGATTTAAAACTTCACCAGACCCTGTAAATAGTTTTAGGTCTGATAAGTCATATTCTCCAGCGTGTTGAATACCTTGCATTAGATTACTGATTCACTTATTAATGATTTAAATTCTTCAACAAAATCTCCAATATAAGATGGGTCTAATAATCTTATTTTTCTTTTGGTATCTTGTTGTTCTTGTTCATACTCGTAATTGGTAATTAAAGTTGCAGACGGATAATTTGTATTGTCTGTTCCAATGTCAATTTTAATAGATGTATCACCAGAAGTTTGGGGTATCTCATAATGGTGTGTGCCGTCAACATTTGAATACTTATCTTTTATAAATTGTAAAAATTGTGCCTCTGTCATTGGCCAGTCATGATATCTATCTGTAATATCATTTAATAACATAATTATCCAATGTAATTCAGCATTACCATAAAGTTTGTGTGCAATTGATTCTGGTGTTTCACCATTTCTTACATCATAGGTATCAAATAATAAAGTATTAGCTTTTACTTTTGCTCTTATACCTACACGCCTAAGTAAATTTTTAACATCTTTAAACTCACCTGTATCTGCAGAATCATATGGTATTGTTGGAAAATTATCGAAGTACATATTAGTATCCCTCTATTGCTCTTTCTCTTGTAATTAGTTCTATTTCACCGAAGTTTAATGTTAAAGTTACTTCTGTAGGTGGTGCTCCAGCACTAGTAGGTTTAAAAGTTCTATATCTATCTCCACCATAATCTACATCCATACTCTCTAGATAACATTCTGAAACTTTATTTAAATAATTATTTTCTGCATTTTGATACATATATTTTATATCAAATGTTGAAGGATAACCCATCAATCTACCTCTACTAGATGCTTGTAGCATTTCTGGTAGCATATGAAATTTAAACATATCAACAATTTTTTTTATTTCATCAGATTCATCTTGACTTCTAGGCATCATTTTAAATGTGTATTGAAATTTTCTTTTATCTATTCCTTTAAATGCCATTTCCATTCGGTCTGTAAGTGCAGCACCCATACCAATTTCTATAGCTTCTTTACTACCTTCAAATATAGGAGCGACACTTAATATTGATAGTAATGCATCTCTACCAGCTCGTGTTGCTAAATCTCCCGCATTTCTCATAATGGTATCAGTATTAAAAGTACCTGTACTTACGACTTCACCTATTATTTGTGAAGCTGCCTGAGCACCTGCACCTATTGTTTGGTCTGTAAAATTTGATTTATAGTTTACTTTTACATCTGCTGGCATAAACATAGTAATAACTGTATCTAATCTTTTTGTTGGTGCTCTATGTACACTTATGGTTTGTACCGTGTTAGTTTTATCACCACTTGGGTTTTTATTAACAGATTTACCAGTTGCATAACTTTTACTTATTGCTTTAGCAGCTTCTGTTTGACCTTTACTTGGGTCACCATCATTAAAAAAAATTTTAAAAACTTCTGGGTTTGCCTCTTTTATATACTTTTTCTTTTTACTATCATATACTTTTGTTGAACTTACTTCACCACCTCGCCTTCTCGCCTCATATGCCAGATTTTTTCTACCAGCTGTATCTATTCCACCTTGTGAATCTGCAACATCTCCAAACTTTAATTTAGCACTTACTTGCTCATTGATTTCAAACATAATATAGTGACCATGATTACCACCTGTTGCTGGGTCTGCATTAACAACATCAATAGGAAATGATAACATTTTTGTTGCTGATTTAGAACGATTAATACCTTCAAAATCAGATGAATTTGTTCTTTGTGAACCACCTACTAGAGAGCCAAGATTACCAGCAACCCTTTTTAGATTTTTACTTACTATTCCTTGTGCGGTAGATTTTAATATTTCTTTGATGGCCATGTATAAATAGTCCTATATAATTTAAAGTATTTATAACGATTATGACATATAAAGGAAAGTTTAAACCTAAATATCCTGCCAAGTATCAAGGTGATATTAAAGAAATAGTGTATCGTTCTTCATGGGAATTGAAGATGATGAAGTACTGTGATACTACTAAATCTATCATAGAATGGGGTAGTGAAGAATTGGTCATTCCATATGTATCACCATGGGATGGTCGTTATCATAGATATTTCCCTGATTTCTATGTCAAAGTTCGTACTAAAAATGGTAGTATCAA